TTCATCGTCTGATTCATCATCAGGTTCATCGTCTGATTCATCATCAGGTTCATCGTCTGATTCATCATCAGGTTCATCGTCTGATTCATCATCAGGTTCATCGTCTGATTCATCATCAGGTTCATCGCCTTCCTAAGATACTCTATATCCCATCTTTACAAAATAAAGGACTCTTCGGAGTCCTTTATTTATTAAGTACGATTTAGTAATAAATACATCATAACTTTATTTTAAGACACAGTGTTTTATGCAAGATATATCTGAAATTATTAAATCTGCTGGAATTGGTCTTGAAGCACAGGCTTTCAAGGCATTTGGTGCTGCTGTTCAAGGTGATGCGGATAGATCTTTGGGAAGTATTTTCAGCAACAGAGGACAATCAGACGCACTTAATTCATCACTTCAAAATGATAATGGGGTTACGGCCGATCAAGCAGCTAGTTTAGCATCACCAGGTATTTGGGATTCAACACGGTATGCAGCGCAAAACGCTTCACGTGCAATGGGTTCAATCTCAAATGCGCCAAAAATCAAGTTTCTCTTTAAGATTTCATTTAGTTTTTTCCCTGAGATGATTGAATATGCATCATCTTTGAATGGAACTGATCTTTCTGCTCTAATGAGAAGTTTGGACTTTTCAGTTAAGCAAATTGATCTTCCTACAGTTGAACTTGATTATGAAGAAGTTAATATGTATAACTTCAGAACAAAAGTACTGAAGCAAATACGACATAAAGAAATCAGTCTTACTTTTTATGATGATATTGGAAACAAGGCTCTTGATTTCATGAACATTTACAGAATGTTGCTTATTCCAGCTGCAAGGCGAGAACAAGATAGTAATGCACAACTTAACGAATATGGGTTCACCTTTTTAAATGAACCTACAAGTTTAAATACTTCTTTTCGTAGCCCATTGCCTGGTGATAAGAAAGATATTTTGTCACAGATAATTATTCATCAGTACTACGTTGAAATGGGATCTCCTGATCCTGTTAAAGTAAACGAGTTCGTATTTACAAACCCAAAAATTACAAGCATATCTGATGGTGACCAAGATCATGAAAATGGTGGGACACCAAATACAATCACGTGTTCCTTTGACTTTGATACATTATATCTTCAAACTGGGCAAAGCGCTTTAAATAGTTCTAGACCACCAAAAGCGGTGATGACGTATGATATTCTTAGTGATTATAGTGTAGGCGGTACAGTGCTTTACGGAGGCCAGCAAGTTTCTCCAGGTGGTGTAAAGAATTCGTTTATTAACACTTTCATTCATCAAAATCAACAAATATTTCAGACTAGTAATACCAATCCTATCAGGCGCACCATGGGTAATATGCAATTTGGTGGTACTTTAAGTAATTCAATTATATCTGATTCAGGAGCGCTAGGAGAAGCAGCAAATAGAACTTTGTCTAGCATTAGTTATGGTATGACACAGGGATTAGCACTTCCATCTGTAGCGCCACTTAATGATAACTCTGTTCCATCATCACAGGTTGTTAATCTTACGCGTCAAACACGTTCTAATGATATAGACTATTTTATTGACTAAAGAAGTTATTTTTACAACACACAAGAGACACGTGTTTATAGAAAAAGCTTTCAAAAAGTTTAATACATATGGCAGTGTACGGAAGATTTATACCAAAAAATCCATCCAAATATGTTGGTGATTCAACCAACATATTTTTTCGCTCGCTTTGGGAATCACAGGTCATGAAGTATTTTGACAGCCACCCTGATGTTCTTCATTGGGGTTCAGAAGAGATCGTGATTCCTTATCTTAATCCCTTAGATAACAAGGTACATCGTTATTTTCCAGATTTCTTCGTTGAATATCTTGATAAGGATGGTAATCTTTTGAAAGAGATAGTAGAAGTTAAACCACTTCATGAATCAGATCAACACCACGCAAAGAGTGAAAGATCAAAGGACGCACTAATAGTAAATGAGGCAAAGTGGAAATCGGCTTCTATTTTTTGCGAACAACGTGGAATGAAATTTAGAGTTCTAACTGAAAAAAGCATTTTTCATCAAGGTCAAAAGAAAGTAAAGAATGGCAGAAAGTCTGATATTCATTCCAAGAAATCCAGCTAAGTACGCTGGGGATGCTCGACGAATTGTTGCTCGTTCAACATGGGAGCTTGCTTACATGCGAGCTCTTGATAACTCTATTAATGTAGCAAAGTGGTATAGTGAACCCAGAAATCTAAATATTACATACAAAGATCCAATCACACGTCAGGTTAAGAATTATTGGCCAGACTTTTTAGTTCAGTACAATAATAATACGATTGAGATCGTGGAGATAAAACCACTAAAAGAATCATTAATGAGTGAAGCTAAGTCGACATATGATCGTCTAATGCTTGCACGAAATGCTGCAAAATGGCAAGCTGCTGAAAGATTAGCAAAGGCAATTGGCGCGCGGTTCAGAATAGTAACAGAACGTGAACTCTTTGGTGCAGCTTTAAAGCGCCCATCAACTAGAAGATCAAAAGGATCTATTGGAACAAGAGGAACAAGAGGAACAAGAAAATGATTAAAAACCCACTTGAAGACGTGTTTAACATGCGTGAAAGCGCTGATATTGACATTGAAGCTGAATATGGTATGGCGCAAGTTCCTGCGCAAATAGAACAATCAGAGGGCCCACCTGTAGATCATAAGGATGCCGATGATGTTCTTGTTGAAAAAAGGATAGATGAAGTTTATGATGCGGCCATGGAAGCATACAGAGCACAACAAAGTTATCTCGAGGTTATTGAGCCACGATATGCTGCAAGAAATGCAGAAGTAGCAGCCAATTTCTTAAATATAGCATTAAGTGCCGCAAATAGTCGCGCAAAAGTAAAAACGGATCGTAAGCGTGCAAATCAATCATTTGTACCATATGCAAATGGTGGTGGTAAAACTACCAATAACATTCTAATTGCTGATAGAAATGAAATTTTGAAAATGATCACGGTTGATGATACTTCAAAGGAGTTAAAATGATTACATTTAAGCAATATCTCACTGAGCAAGACATCCATGAAGCAACAAAAATAATTAAGCACTGGGATATCAATAAAACTGATGCAAAAATAGATGTTGATACTGCTATATCATTACTGAACACACATTCAAAGAATTGGAAGAAAGCAATAAGCAATTATAATTGCATACTTTATCGTGGGTTTGCAACTAAACCTACTGAAGGTGATTTTTTGATAATGGATTCTTCAACAGGCATAAGAACCTCTAAAGATACAGATAATCTTTATCAACTGATGTATTCAACATCAACAAAGATGAAAAATTTATCTGACAGAAGTAAATCACTTATCTGTGTTGCGGGCAGCATAGACACTGCTAAATTATATGGTCATCCTTACGTGATTGTGCCGTTTAATGGAATTAAGATTACAGTATCAGAGCATAGAGATTTTTTAAACACTCCGATTTATACATCTATCTACGAAGGTAGTGTAGGTACGATGCAAGAAGATATTTCTAATTTTCTTATTTCAACAGGAGTAAAACAAATAGATAAAAAGTTTATTAGCGCTGATGAAATTAATAATTATCTAGAAAAATTTTCACCTGAAAATCTCATAGTTCGTTGGGACATCTTTGTTAGATATAGAGACTCTTTGGAATTTACGAATAAAGAAATCGGAAAAATGTATGATGATTTTAATCTATTTAAACATGCAACACTTTCACCATCCGAAGTAAAAATCATAGAGAAGATGGAACAGGAAATAATTGCACGTAGATGTAAAATATATTCAAGTGAATTATCACGCGTTTATAGACTATTTAAATCAACAAAAAATGAACGATTTACTGCGCTATCATCTACAATAATGACGCCAACTTCTTTACATCTTAAAAATCGATACTATGGTAGTGAAGATTTTACTGTAGGAAATGAGTGCTGGTTTTCCGGTAAGTGCATGGTTATTTCTTTACCATTGTTTGCGCAAATTATAGATAAGATTGAAGAACAAGGATATGACGTTGATCCGACAATAGTAAATGATATAAAACAAGAAATTAAACAAGATGATCAAAGTTGAATCATGATTACATTCAAGCAGTATCTCACTGAGCAAAACATCAGCGAAGCTGTGTTTAAAAAATGGTCTGTTGATAGAGTAGATGTTAATACTGCTATATCTACATTAAATGAATATGCAAAAGATGGGTTAAAAGCCATTCAAAATGGTGGCGTAATTTATCGTGGGTTTGTAGAAAAACCAAGAGGTAAACATGACTTTTTTATAATGGATTCATCAACTGGTGAAAGGACGTCAAAAGATACTGATAATCTTTACCAGTTGATGCTTTCTGTATCCACAAAGATGAAGGATTATCCTGATAGAAGCAAATCATTTATTTGTTCTACAAATAAAGATACTGCAAGATCATATGGACATGCTTATGTAATGGTGCCATATGATGGCACCTATTTAGCAGTATCAAAAAAATCAGATTTTTTCGACCAACTAATTAAATCACCTATCTTCGAAGATAATCCAAATCGTATGTATAACATTTCTAGGTTTCTTGTTTCTTCAGGGGTAGGTAAACCTGAATTTGGAAAATTTGTTGATGCAGCTAAAATTGATAATGACCTAAAAAAGCTATCACCAGAAATGCTTTTACTTAACTGGGATATTTGCGTTAATTTTATTAAAAAATCTTTGAAATTTAAGAATGAAAAATTTCAACAGATGTATGAAGGTATTAACTATAAACCAATCCCACCTGACGTCAAATCTCCATTAAAGCAATTTTCAAAATCAACGATTGAAACGCTGACAAAGTTAGCACCGGAAATAGCTGCGGGCAGATTTACAGCATCCTTATCAAGAGTATTACGTGTTTATGAGATATTCATATCAACTGAGAACCATAGATTTACCGCTCTGGCATCTGAGATAATGACACCAGAATCTACTGATCTTACGCTTGTAAAATATGGTTACCCACTTGATAAGAACGTAGAATGTTGGTTTTCAGGTAAATGCATAGCAATGACATTACCAATGTTTGCGCGCATACTTATTGAGTTAGAAAAACAAGAATTTCCAATTCATTCATTTGTAAAAGATGCAATGGGAGAAGAAATTTTAAAAGAAAAGAAAAAAATAATAAATCATAATAAAACATAATATGGTTTATGTAAAAATCTAATGTTTTTAGTTTTAATATAAAATGATTACATTCAAGCAGTATCTCACTGAGCAAAACATCAGCGAAGCAGTAATTAAAAAATGGTCTGTTGACGGAGTAGATGTTGACACTGCTATATCTACATTGAATGAATATGCAAAAGACGGCTTAAAAGCCATTCAAAACGGTGGTGTAATTTATCGTGGGTTTGCGGAAAAACCAAGAGGTAAACATGACTTTTTTATAATGGATTCATCAACTGGTGAAAGAACCTCAAGAGATTCAGACAATCTATATCAACTGATGCTTTCTGCTTCTACAAAGATGAAAGATTTTCCTGATAGAAGTAAATCATTTATCTGTACTACAAATAAAGATACTGCAAGATCATATGGGCGCGTTTATGTTATAGTTCCATTTGATAACACAAATTTAGCAGTATCAAAAAAATCAGATTTTTATGACCAACTAATTAAATCACCTATCTTTAAAGATGATCCAAATCATATGTATAGTATTTCCAGATTTCTTATTGCTTCAGGTGCAGAAACATCTAAATTTGGAAAATTTGTTGATGCAACTAAAATTGATAATGACCTAAAAAAGCTATCACCAGAAATGCTTTTACTTAACTGGGATATCTACGTTAACCATAAATCATTGAAATTTAAGAATGAAAAATTTCAACAGATGTATGATTATATTCACTATAAACCTATCTCATCTAAAATTAGTGTGCCAATAAATCAATTTTCATCATCTACAGTAAAAACACTGGCAAAGTTAGCACCAGAAATAGCTGCAGGCAGATTTACATCATCTTCAACTAGCTTAATGCGTGTTTATGAGATATTCAAATCAACAAAGGACCATAGATTTACAGCTCTGTCATCTGAAATAATGACACCGAAATCTACTGATCTTACACTTGTAAAGTACGGTGAACCACTTAATAAGAATGTAGAATGCTGGTTTTCAGGCAAATGTATAGTGATGACATTACAAATGTTTGCACGTATACTTATTGAGTTAGAAAAACAAGAATTTCCTATTCATCTATTTGTAAAAGATGCAATGGAAGAAGAAATTTTAAAAGAAAAGAAAAAAATAAGACATAATTCAGGTATGTAAGATGATTACATTCAAGCAATATCTCACTGAGCAAAATATCAGCGAAGCAGTAATTAAAAAATGGGCTGTCAATGAAATAGATAGTGATGATGCTATATCTTTATTGTATGAATATGCAAAAGACGGCTTAAAAGCCATTCAAAACGGTGGTGTAATTTATCGTGGGTTTGAAGAAAAACCTGGTGATGATGATTTTTTAATAATGGATTCATCAACTGGTGAAAGAACCTCTAAAGATACTGATAATCTATATCAATTGATGCTTTCTGCATCCACAAAGATGAAAGATTTTCCTGATAGAAGTAAATCATTTATTTGTGTTACAGATAAATATGTAGCTACTATTTATGGTCAAGTTTATGTAATGATTCCATTTGATGGTGCAAATTTGGCAGTTTCAAAAGAGCAAGATTTTTTTCATCAAAAAATTAATTCGTCTATTTTTAGTGATTACCCAAATCATATGCTTGATATTTCTAGGTTTCTTATATCTTCAGGTATAGAAAGGGTAAATGATAAATTTTTTCATGTTAATAGTATTAACAACCAATTAGAAAAGTTGACACCTGAAGGACTCATGCTTAGGTGGGATATTTTTGTTACACAAAAATCTTTAAAATTTAAAGATAGTAAGTTTCAGCAACTATATGATGATTTTGGTGCAGCACATAATATATTGATAAATCTTTCATCAAAAATAGATACATTAAAAACACTAGAACAGGAAATAGCTGCAGGTAGATTTACAACATCTTCAACCAGTTTAAAGCATGTTTACGAGATATTCAAATCAACGGATAACAATAGATTTACGGCATTATCGTCTGAGATAATGACACCAGAATCTACTGGTCTTACACTTGTAAAATACGGCAACCAGCTTGGTAGGAATGTTGAATGTTGGTTTTCAGGTAAATGTATAGCAATGACATTACCAATATTCGCACGTATGCTTATTAAACTTGAAGAAAGTGGTGTTCAAATTAATGGTTATGTATATGAGACTTTAAGGTTAGAGATACTCAAACAAAAAGCTAAAAATAATAATTCTTAAACCGTTAAAATGAAAAAGGTTAAATTGTACGATGATAAACATGAAAGATAAACCAGTTATTTCTTTTAAACAATATCTTGATGAAAGCATCAATGACAAAGGTATTTTCAAGGCCATCTTTGTTATTGGTTTGCCTGGCGCTGGAAAAAGCTATACTATCAAACAGCTTAAAGGTCAAATTAATCCAAAGGTTGTTAATACAGATATTGCCGCAGAATTTCTTGCATCCAAGTGGAAAAAAGAAATTAAGTCAGAAACATGGCATGAATTCCGAGATACTACGCACCGTGTAACAAAGAATAGCCTCACACAGTATCTAAACGGGATGCTTCCTCTCTTTATTGACGGCACGTCCAATGATGTGTCAAATATTCTTCATAGAATTGGTATTTTAGAATCTCTTGGTTATGATGTAGGTATCGTGTTCGTGCACACGTCATTAGAAACTGCACTAAAACGAGCAGAAGAACGCGCCAAAAAAACAGGGCGTCATGTTGATACCGAATTCATTCGTGCTGTTGATTCACGTAACAAGGAAAATGCTGATTACTTAAAATCAAAGGTGCAATTTTTCAAACAGATTGAGAATGATTCTGATGTTCTGGATGATTCAGAAATGCTTGCTGCATTCAATGCCACTCAGCAATTTTTTAATTCCGAAATTCAGAACCCAATCGGTAAGAGAACACTTGAACAAATGAAAGCTAAGAACCAAAAGTATCTAACACCAGAAATAATTCCATTTGATGTTCTTGCTAAAAAAGTAGATGGTTGGTACAAATAATGATATCATTTAAGCAATTCATAACTGAGGGGAAAACATTTGATCTTGAGCGGTTCAAAACAGACTGCGCATTCATGTTAGAACAACTAAAAGGTAGTAAAGGACAGCATTTATTATATCATGGCACTATGCGTTATCCAAAAGGTGATTGGGAAATTCGTAACTTTAAAGAACGCGCTAAGCCTAGAGATTCTGATGTGTACTTGCACACTCAAGTTAATAAGCTATTCACAGATATGTTCGGTGGGCCGGCAAGAAACTGGCTTTTTACTACTGGAAACGTTAATGATGCGTACGTATATGGAAAAACATTTGATGGTGTTCTCGTTATTTTCCCGATTGGAAAATTTGAATGGTTGTGTGGTCTAGATCAAGACTTAAGTGATATAACTGGGTGGCATTCGCGGGTGTTCGTGCAGATGACAAACACATCAAGGAATCTACCATATGAAAAGCGCTTAAATAATGCAACAGATTATTTAGTAAGTAAGATGCGGCACATGCATTGGTTGCATAATGAAAAACTTATTGAGTGCATTAAATCAGGAAACGAGATTCACGTAAAATGTGAAAGGTTCTATGCTTTCAAGCTGGGCGGGTATGTTTTCACTGATATTGTTAAACCATTCCTTGAGACCTTGTAAGATTTGTTCAAAATAAACGTAACTAATTTGCTATTGATGGCTATATGCATTTTTTTCAATAAATAATTAGTTAACCTAATCATTTTTGGAGTTCTAAATGAAACTTATTCAAAACCTAGTTCAGCTTCTTGAAACAAAAAAACAACAGTCATCTCATCCCAGAGATGAGTTTTATTCCAGTCGATCTGCGCGCGGGGTGTTTGAAAATGATTCCTCTGATCTTAGAGAAGGTGATTTAGTAAAGATTATTGGAAATGTTGTACACTCTGGTGAAACAGGAACTGTTAAAAATTTTGGATTTGAAAAGAAGTTTGTTATTGTTAAACTTAAAGATGGTTCTCTCGCATCATTCCATTCATCAAATGTTACTAAAATAGACGATGAAGAAGACGATGAAGATGATGATGAAGATCGCGTAAATGAAGATGTAGATGACGATGACGATGACGACGATGTAAATACATTCTACGTTGCATTTTATGAAGAAGAAGACGGGCGTTCGTGGATTGGAAAGGTGACTAAAGAAGATGGTAATAAATGGTATGAAAAGAAGTATAAAGGTAGACCACACTATAATTGGGGGTCAACCTACATGGGTTATCTTACTCCAGATCAAGTTATGACATGGATTCATAAAGATTATGATGATGATGGTGTAGAAATTAAAGGACCATTCTTTGATCCTGAAGAAGCAGAAGAATACGTTAAGGACAATTGGGGTAATTTAAAGTAATGCTTAAAATTTAAGCAGACAAACTTCTAAGTTTTAATGGCGTGCAAACTTGCTTTTAATTGCAATTTTCACGCCATTAATTCTATATGAACCTTAATTCAAAATGATTTCTTTCAAACAATTTATTTTAGAGAACACGAACGTTGATGATGAAGATTTGATGTATATTGCCAATCTTATCAAGCGTGATTGTCAACTATTTTTGAATGAAAGTGGTGGAAAGGTAGTTTATCGTGGTATACATGTTAATAGATCGAACGGGTATTTGAAGCCAGTTAATGAAAAACTTGATGATATAATGTATATAGGCACAATTAGAACTGACAGAATACCACTTGATTCTCCTAAATGGTTACATGATACATTGAATGAAAAATTCAAATCAGATATTGGTGAACCACTGAGGTCAACTTCTTTGTTTGTTATCGGTGATATTCGTCAAACCGAAAAATATGGCAATGCGTATATGATTTTTCCAATTGGAAATTTCAACTATGCTTGGTCAGACCAAACAGCAGACCCAGCTGATGACTTCTATATAAGTCCAATCATACATAAAACTTTAACGAGTTCATTTAATCCTAATTTCAGCGATAAGCTTAGGAAAAGGTTCTTTGCTTTTCTAAAGAAGAAATATCCTGATGCATACGCTGAATCTCAAAAGAGATATGATCTGTTTCTTAAATGGGCTGATAAAAAGGGTATTAATATTGCTGATGAGAGAGAAAGCCCATGGATACAGTTTGTTAAGAGTTTTATTAAACACAATGATCTTTGGAAGTATGATACTGGTCTTAAAGACGCATTATCTTCAGAATACGAAGATAATGAGATCATGATCTCATGCGATAAGTATTACGCAGTTAATGCTTTTAGAGTTGACCCGGTTACCTTAATTAATTACGTTAAAAAATAATATGCCGTCTTCAGCGCTAAAACATCTAGCAAAACAGGCTAAGATTTCTGTCGAAAGAGCAGAACATCTGTGGAATAAGGCAAAGGAAATTGTTGATGCAGAATATCCTTATGATAAGAAGGATGAACGGTACTGGGCACTTCGGATGGGCATTACTAAAAGGATGATGGGGTTGGGAGAAAATTTATCTTTTAAAGATTTTCTCTCACTTAATGAAGCTTCTGTTGGGAAGAAACCACAGTATCAATCGTTAGAAGTTGAACGAGCAATTGAAGAATTAAACAGACACGCTAAAGATGCACTTTGGATGTTGTATGAAAATAGACCACTTTATCGTGGTGATAGAAGTAATAATATCGAAGATATTATGAAGACAGGATTTGCTACAGTAGATCCCAGCGCTACAAGGCGAAAAAGCGAAAATACTAGTAATTACTATACAGTGATTCTTGATAATCACCCTGACTATAAGGATTTTCCAAAGAGGTCTCGATCTTTCATTGGAACAACAAATTTAGTTATTGCTCAGCATTATTCAGGTCTTAATAAACCTTTAATAATGATTCCTTATGATGATGTAAAGATTGGAATGGTAAACGAAAGGGACATTTGGGGCGTAAGAATATCACCTTTTAATCATACTATGAGCATGGATTTTGAGCGGGCTAATCGTCCTTTTAAACGCATGGGGATAAATCCAAACATAAAAAGCTTTGAGGATTTTGATAAGTTACTTAAGAGTGGTGATAGATTTGCAATAGAAAATCTAAAAAAAGCTTATGATCTAACTAATAAAGAAGCACTTAAATACTCAAAAAGGTTTATGGAAGAAATATGGAGAGCATATTCTCCAAAAGAAACAGGCTTTAGAGTGTATACAACGAAAACTTTGCCAAGAAAATATGTCGACACAGAAGTGTGGGTAGGTGGTAAGGTTATGTTAATTGATGTGGATATGTGGGATGACATGAGAGATGCTCTTAAGCAGAAATGATTAATTTAGTTTGAAATAATATGACAAAGTACACATCCTTCATCGAATTTCTTTTATTTAATGAGGCCGCTATTGGAAAGGAACCACACTATGAACCAGTAGAGGTAGAAAATGCGATTGAACAACTAAATGAGCATGCTAGAGGTGCTCTTTGGATGCTGCAAAAAAATACTCCACTTTATCGTGGTGACTTGAATCCAGGATTAAATGCAACATTGAAACAAACGGGGTTTGTTAATGTAGACACAAGTATTACAGAGCGTAAAAGCCAAGATAATTTTAATTATTACACCGTAATTCTTGACAACCATCCAGAGTATAAAGATTTTCCAAAACGATCACGTTCTTTCATAGGTGCGACAAAAGAAGAAATTGCTGCAGACTTTATTAATGTTGATGACGACACTAACCGCCCTTTTATAATGATTCCATACGATGGTGCTAAGATTGGAATGGTGCATGAAAGAGATATATGGTACGTGAAAATAACTTTATTCGGAAAGCAAAGTACATTTGAATTTGCCAATGAAGATTTTAATAACATTTTAAAAAAACCAGCACAGAACATAAAAATCTTTGAGGGTTTTGATAAGTTGCTCAAACACGGAGATGAACGCGCTGTGGAGCGATTCAAAAAAATCTTTAAATTAACTGATGAAGAAGTTGAGAAATACTCGAAGACATTTTTGGAAGAAATATGGAGAGCGTATTCTCCAAAAGAAACAGGTTTTACAGTGCACACTACAAAAACTTTACCAAGGCCTCTTCCAGCTTCTGAAGTGTGGGTAGGTGGTAAGGTTATGTTAATTGACTATGAAATGTGGCTTAACATGGTAAATGAAACACGCAAGTTTTTTAACAAGAATGGTCTTAACTACCGTAAAGATTATAACAATTTGCCTTGGTTCGCTCCTAAAAAATAATTCAAAATGTTAGTACAAATAACAGTGTCTAACTTCAATTCTGAAACACTATGATAAAAAAAGATCATTTATCTTTTAAAGATTTTCTAATACTTGATGAAGCAGCGGTTAAACAAGAACCTCAATATATCTCGGTAGAGATAGAGAACGCGATTGAAGAACTAAACAAGTACGCTAAAGATGCGCTTTGGATGATAAAAAATAATACTCCGCTTTATCGTGGTGATAGCAGTGATAATATCGTAGTTGCTATGCGGACGGGATTTGCTACAGTAGATCCCAGTGCTACAAGGCGAAAAAGCGAAAATACCAGTAATTATTATACTGTGATTCTTGATAATCACCCTGGTTACAAAGATTTTCCGAAGAGGTCTCGATCTTTCATTGGATCAACAGATTATTATGTTGCTAGGGATTATAGTATTTTTGATAATAACACTTATGCCATGATTCCTTATGATGGTGTAAAGATTGGAATGGTAAACAACAAAGATATCTGGCACACAGAAATAACAATATTTGGTAAAACGCATGGTATTGATTATATCAATACCATGTTTGAAAGAATGGGTATAGATGAAAGTTTAAAAGGCTTAAAAGACTTTGATAAATGCCTTAAGAACGATGATCTAGAAGCAATAAAAAAGTTCCAAGAAGCTTTTACGTTAAATGAAAGTGATCTTGAAAAATATAAAAACATATTTTTGGAAGAAATATGGAGAGCATATTCTCCAAAAGAAACAGGCTTTACAGTACATACAACAAAAACATTACCAAGGCCTCTTCCAAATTCTGAAGTATGGGTAGGTGGTAAGGTTATGCTAATTGATATGGAAATGTGGAATAAAATGGTAAATGAAACATATAAGTTTTTTAAAAACCAATCTTAACTATCGTAAAGATTATAACAATTTACCTTGGTTCGCTTCTAAAATGCAAAATGTTCGTCACACAACTAACAAACTTAACTTCAATTCTAAAATATTATGATAATAAAAGATCATTTATCTTTTAAAGATTTTCTAATACTTGATGAAGCTGCAATTAAACAAGAACCTCAATATATCTCTCTAGATATAGAGAATGCATTTGAAGAACTTAGAAAACATGCCAAAGACGCACTTTGGATGCTAAAAGATGATACTCCATTTTATCGTGGCGATCCTAAATTATCAATTACAACGGGATTTGCTACAGTAGATCCTAGTGCCACGATGCGAAAAAGTCAAAATACCTATAATTACTATACAGTGATTCTTGATAATCACCCTGACTATAAGGATTTTCCAAAGAGGTCTCGATCTTTCATTGGATCGACAAACTATGAAACTGCCAATGATTATGTTTTTAATGATAAAACTAAAACTTACGTGATGATTCCTTATGATGGCATAAAGATTGGAATGATAAACAGAAAAGATATTTGGGACACATACATTACATTGTTTGGTGTTAGACGGAAAATTGAATATTTCAATCTCAAATTTAGTTTGGCTGATATAGATGATAGTTTAAATGGTTTAAAAGATTTTGATAGACGACTTAAAAATAATGATCCAGAAGCAATAAAAAAATTTAAAGAAGAATTTAATCTGAATGAAAGTGATCTTGAAAAATATAAAAACATATTTTTGGAAGAAATATGGAGAGCGTATTCTCCAAAAGAAACTGGCTTTACGGTGCACACAACAAAAACTTTGCCAAGACCACTTCCAAAAGATTCAGAAGTATGGGTAGGTGGTAAGGTTATGTTAATTAACTACAAAACGTGGTATCTTTATACAGATGAAAAAGTAATACGTGAGTTTTTAAAGTCATGTTAATTGACTACAATCATTGTTTAAGAGACTATAAAAAGAAATGATCTCATTCAAAACCTTTCTTGAAGCTGAAGTAACACCTATAGTTGCTGAACCAATGAAAGCAGATGATCAG